AACATGTAAAAGAATGGGCAGTTCGTGAAAGTAGGCGTGGGGGGTTATTTGCTCCAGATCAAAATACGCAGGATCTTGAAAGTTGCAAAAAACGTTTTAAAGATAGTCCGGTAAGTATGAAAGTTGAGTGGTCAAAAAAAGATGAGCAACCGTAAATTCACTTGGTGCCAAGACTTAGAAGGTAACTCAGGTTCGCAGCGCTTTAATACGTTATCAAGCAAATTTGGTGATGGGTATGAGCAAAATGTCTCAATAGGAATCAATAACCGATCTGGCACATGGCAATACACAAGAACGGCAAAAAAAGCCGAAATTATGCAAATCAAAGCATTCTTCGATCAGCATAAAGGCGCTGACTCGTTTCTTTGGGATTCGCCATTAGACGGTGAAGTCCGAGTTAAAACAGGCGAATATCAACCCCGTTGTTTAGGCGGTGATGTATGGCAAATCTCTACGACATTCACCCAAGTCTTCTATCCATAAAAAATTAACTTTTGACTAGGTATGTATTACTATCAAATGGCTGAATTTTCAGCGTTTAATGCATGAGGTCAAAATGAAAGACGGTATTTACTTCGTCAAATTTAAAAGCACTATTCAAGATTTTGGAGAGGGTACAGTCGTTGTTAGTAATGGCGTAGTTAATGGCGGAGACTATGGTTTCACTTATCAAGGTAAGATTGATAATAACCATATCAAGCTAAATGCAAAACAACATGATAGGAATATTGAGTCGGTTTTTGGCAATATCACTAGTTATGAAATTGTTTTAAATATTAACCCTACAGAAGACGGCTATGAGTTAGTAGGAAAAACTGATTTAGCTCCAGGTGTAATTATTCAAGTTCAAGCTAAATACATTGGTGATCTATTAACTTAAAACTTATCGTTTAAATGAAGGGCACATAGTGCCCTTTTTTATTATCTTAAGGAAATTAAAATGAAGCAGTTATTCATTAAATTGTGTGTAAAATATACTGGTAAAAATAAACAAGAACTCGCTCAAAAGTGGGGCTTGTATTACTTCTTAACCAGATCAAAAAGCAAAGCCTATTGGTACACAATTTTTTCTTAATGTCGTGACCTCATGCAAGAAACTACGGCATGCACACAAGACGGAGTTGTGCCCGTCATCTAATTCTTAATATTTCTATGCCCCGCAATGTCGGGGCTTTTTTATGCGAGTAAGAAAATGACGATTCAAACAGTAAATCTTGGCACTGCCCCAACGGGTGCAGGTGGCGACACATTCCGCTCTACTGGCGCAAAAATGAATGAAAACTTTACGAATAACACCCATGCAGCTAGTCGTTATGTAGGTACCGCTGCCGGGAATGTGATGGAGGTTGGGGCTTTTGGAGTTGGAAAGTCAATTCGATTAGGTAGTCAAAAATTATCAACATTGAGGGGAAATGGTAATGCCTTTTATTGGCAAAATAATGGTAATAATATTTCAAGTGCTGGAGACTATCCAGACAACGATTCTCAGGCAATTATTAATTTAGATATTAACGATTCAACTGATGCTTGTGCACAATTAAGCATAACACATAACTCCGAAATGTATGTCAGGTCTGTAAACTGGAATGTAAATACGTTTCAGCCGTGGCGTAAAATCTTATCATCAAAAAATACAACTGTTGATGCAAATGGTTTCATCAAGTCAGCATCACCGGTTGTTAAATTGTTTGCAGATAAAATTGAACCAAATGATGAAGCTGCAGAACAGCCTCTCTCTTTTGAAAAACTAGGCATTGGGCATTATCTGGTAAAAGGTTCTTCAGGTTTTGCGAAGGAAGGCTGGTGGATTGAAATTCCGACCGATACTCATGGCAATAAAATCTGTGCAGTTGAATATCAAACTTTAGAAAACGGTGATCTTGAAATTAAAACCTTCAAGAAAAAGCTAAATGATGAAGGCGATATTGTTGCGAATCTCGATGCACCAATCGATATTCCGAACAATGCAAATGGTGAGCCACGCTGGATTGATATTCGTTTAAACAGCATTAAAAAGACAATCGTTAGAAAAGTGCCACGCACTGAAAAACAACCGCGTATGGTCCAGCAAGTAAAGTATGCTCCTCAGCTTACTTACATCACTAAATATGAAGATCTATTTGATGATGCCGGGAATCCGGTTGTTGTTGGCGGTAAAAATTACCAAAAACCAGTGACACATATTCAAACAGATCAAAACGGTACGCCTATTTTGTCGAATCAACCAGTCATTAATGAAAATGGTGAACCAGTATTCGAATGGGTTCAAGCAGTTGATAGTGAAGGAAATCCTGTTTTTGACGATGTTCAAGTTGTGGACAAAGATGGAAATCCAATCTATGACGAGGTAACACATGAGTCTGAATAGTGATTTTCAGAAGCTATATGTCGATGGGTTAATTCACTTGTATGAACTAGATGCCAGCAGCTTGGGTGCTGGCATTTTGCGTTTTCATGGCCATATATCATTTCAAGACTGGGAGAAAATCTACTCTTCAATTGGTTCAAGTGGTCTGATCGGTGCCGACTCTGGCAGCATTGGCAAAATATTTGATGCAGGTGAACAAAAAGTCTGGAACCGCAATATTATTTGGCAAGGGCAAGTTTTTGAACCAATGGCACTTGAGGTATCAGGTCTGGAAATGCGATCAGATGGTAAAGCTTCAGCACCCACTTTAAGCATGGCGAACAATATTAACGGCATTCAAAATGCTGTGTCTGCTTACTGTTTGCAGTTTAAAGACTTTGCTGGGGCTAAGCTTAAAGTCATTACCACACTTGCCAAATACCTAGATGCCGAAAACTTCACAGCAGGTAATCCAACTGCATCGAATGAATCAAAAGAGCAAATCTGGTACATCGAGCAAAAGACATCTGAAAACGCCCAGCAAGTAACTTTTGAGCTGTCCAATCCAATCGATTTTGAGGGTTTGAAAATCCCAGTTCGACAAATTACTTCACTTTGTCATTGGTGCATGATGGGCAATTACCGTGGTGAGGAATGTGGATATACCGGAGCGGCAATGTTCACCGATAAGGATGAGCCTACCAATGATCCAGCTTTAGATCGATGTAGTGGGAGTTTGCGTTCATGCCGTTTGCGTTTTGGAGAAAACAAGCCATTGCCTTTTGGCGGGTTCCCTGCATCAAGTTTATTGTGAGGTTTTATGAAACTTACAGCAAAAACCAAAAAAGCAATCATGGCCCATGCCGATGAATGCTATCCGCATGAATGCTGTGGGGTAATTGTTGGAAAAGAATATATCCGCTGCCGCAATGTTTCCGCTCAATCTGATCAGTTTGAAATTCATCCCGAAGACTTGGCAAGTGCTGAAGATCAAGGCGAAATCTTAGCTTATGTGCACTCTCATCCAGATGGAACTACAAAAGCATCTGAGCTTGATTTGATACAAATTGAACTGCACAAAAAACCGTGGGTGATTTGTTCATATCCAGATCTTGATTTTCAAGTCTACGAGCCTTGCGATTATCGCGCCCCTTTAGTGGGGCGTAATTATTTTCATGGCTGGCAAGATTGCTATGCGCTTGTACGTGATTTTTATAGTCGTGAATTAGGTATAGAGCTTATGGATTTTAAGCGGGAGGATGCATGGTGGGAAGATAAAGATCATCCTTCTCTTTACCTTGAAAATTACGAAAAAGCAGGTTTCTTTGAAGTTGATAAACCAGAATATGGCGATATGTTGGTTTGTCGGGTTGGGCGTACCGAGCATCCTAATCATGCGGTTGTTTGGCTGGGTGATAATGGACAGCTTAAATCGGAGCAAACTGAGCAATGCATAGGTTCAAGTTTAATCCTTCATCATCCGTATAACAGAAAGTCAGTACGCGAAATTTATGGCCAACAGTGGAAAGATCGCACGGTAAAAATTTTGAGGCATAGAGATGTTAAAAACAATTAAGTTGTACGGCATCTTGGGGCAAAAGTTCGGTCGTGAATTTAAGCTCGATGTTGCCAATACGCGCGAAGCTATGCGGGCTTTATCTGTTCAGATCGCTGGCTTTGAACACTTTATGTTGCATGCACATGAGCAGGGCCTACGCTTTGCCGTGTTTTTAAAAATAAAGAACTCAAGTAATAAGCGAGGCAAGAAACGCCCAGCAATTTACGATCATGAAACTAAGCGCCTAATCACTGGTGACAATATCGGTGAAGAACAGCTTGATATGAATACTGAAGCAGACACTATTCATATCGTCCCGCGTGTAATGGGGGCTGGTGGCAATAATGGGATTTTGCAACTTGTACTTGGTGCGATTCTGATAGCTGCTTCATTTATACCAGGTATTGGTCAGGCTGCTCAGGTTGCATTGATAGGTGCAGGTGCTGGCATGGCTATGGGAGGGGTTGCATCAATGCTCATGCCAAAAATTGATAATACTCAAGACCAAAACCAAGACGGCAACCGTGCCAACAAAGGCTTTGGCGGTGCAGTAACTACAGTTGCACAAGGTAATCCTGTTCCAATTCTTTATGGTCAACGGGAAATCGGCGGCTTCATTATCAGTGCTGGTCAATATCCTGAAGATCAGATGTAAATTTTAATTATTTAACAGGCGCTTTCTAGCGCCTTTTTTATTGCGTGAGATTTCTTATGAATGCAGTAGTAGGCGCAAAAAAGGGCAGCAATAAACAACGGCAACCTGTCATTTCACCAGATTCTGCTCAATCGAAAACCTTTATCAAGGTTCTATATGGTTTAGCTGAAGGCGAGATTGAAGGTTTAGCTAATGGGCTTCAGTCAATTTATTTAGAAGAAACTCCACTTCAGAATGCAGATGGAAGCCTTAACTTTGAAAATGTAAAAGTTGATTTTAGAAATGGTACTAATGATCAGGAATACATTGAGGGTTTTCCTGCAGTAGAAAGTGAAACTGCCATCGATGTGGAGTTAAAGTCTGAAACGCCATGGGTTCGAGCTTTTAGTAATCTTGATCTTGATGCTGTTCGTTTGCGCTTAAAGTGGGGTCCTTTGCGTACTCAGAATGCTACAAATGGTGATGTATCAGGCGTAACGATCGAATACGCAATCGATTTACAGACAGATGGAGGTGTCTGGACTGAAGTACTAAAAACCAAGATTTCAGATAAAACCTCTGCAAATTACGAGCGAGCACACCGCATTGATTTACCTCGAGCTGACTCAGGTTGGCTAATTCGAGTTCGCAGACTTACTCCGAACTCAACTTCAGAGTATGTCAGTGACAAGATGTATATTGAAGCAGTGACTGAAGTCATTGATGCGAAATTACGTTACCCAAACACAGCATTATTGGGCCTTCAATACGATGCTGAGACTTTTGGAAACGTTGCTAAAGTTGCTGCAGATACAAAGGGAAGAATTCTAAAGGTTCCTACTAACTACAATCCAGCTACACGACAATATGTCGGGATGTGGGACGGTACTTTCAAAGAAGCCTATTCTAATAACCCGGCATGGATCTATTACGATATATGCACAGTAGACCGTTATGCTTTGGGTGACCGCTTAACCCCGCTAATGGTTGATAAGTGGTCTTTATATCGCTTGGCACAATACTGTGACCAAATGGTACCGAACGGATTAGGCGGTCAAGAACCACGCTTTACATGTAATGTTTATCTTCAGAGTGCCGAAGGTGCATTTGAGATTTTAACTAAGTTAGCCGGTGTATTCCGTGCTATCACATTTTGGGATGGTAATAGCATTATTTGTGATGCGGATATTCCCCAAGATACTTATTTTACTTATACGCGTGCCAATGTCATTGATGGCAATTTTGAATATTCAGGTACCCGTGCACGTGATCGCCATAATGTTGTAAAAATTGCGTGGGATAACCCGGCTAATCACTATAAAACCGAGTATGAGTTTGTTCGTGATGAGAAAGCAATTGCTGAAGCGGGCCAAGTTCGTATTCTTGAGCTTGACGCATGGGGATGCACTTCGCGTGGACAAGCGCAGAGAGCAGGCTGGTGGGCTTTAAAGTCTGAGCAGTTGGAAACTCGAACGGTGAGTTTTAAAGTTGGTTTGGATGGCCATATTCCGCAGCCGGGAAGAGTTATTGATATTGCAGATCCATTGTTTGCTGGTCGATCAAACGGTGGACGTATATCTAAAATATCGGCAGATCGTAAAAGCATTACGCTAGATCGTGACGACGTTGTGGCAGTTGCTGGAGACCGACTGATTATTAATGGCGAGGATGGCAAAGCTCAAACTCGAATTGTTCAATCGATATCGGGTCGAGTGGTAACTGTTACTCATGAATTTGATGCGATTGCCACTCAAAATGTATGGGTTATAGATGCCCAAGATTTAGCAACAATGAAGTTTCGAGTGATCTCGATTACTCAAGATGAAAGTCATCAATTTTCAGTGACTGCACTTCAATATAACCCAGCCAAATTTGATGCCATTGATAAGGGCGCTTATTTTGATGAGGTCCCGATTTCGATTGTGAACCCAACAATTCAGGATCCTGTAACAGATGTCGTTGTTACTAGTGAAAGCAGAGTTGATCAGGGCATCAATGTAGCAACAATGATTGTATCTTGGGCGCAGGCTAAGGGCGCGGTTAAATATCAAGTTGAGTGGCGTAAAGATGACGGCAGCTGGATCAAGCTTCCAGTTACTGGCAATAACTCAGTCGAAGTACCTGGTATTTATGCGGGGCAGTATCAAGCACGTGTTACAGCGATTTCAGCTTTTGAGATTGCTTCTTTACCAGTTTATTCAGTATTGACGGAACTTTCTGGAAAACAAGGTTTACCACCTGCTTTAGCGTTCATCCAAGCAACAGGCATTTTGTTTGGTATGCGCCTAAATTGGGGCTTTCCTGCAACCGGTGCGCTTGATACAGCTTATACTGAAATTCAAGTTTCACCGGATGGTACCAGCAATATTGCCCAATTAGGCTTATTTGCGTATCCAACGACGACTCATACTCTTCAGGGTTTGCAGCCAAATTTAACTCAATTTTATCGTGGCCGTTTGATTGATAGGATCGGGAATATTGGGCCATGGTCAGACTGGACTCATGCGACAACTTCAGCCGATGCAACAGATGTTCTTGAGCTCTTGAATGATCAAATCAGTGAAACACAACTTAGTCAGGATCTTAAAACCAAGATTGATCATATTGAGACTATTGATGCTGAAATAGGTCCACTTAAGCAAGATATTCAGAATACGAAAGATCGGATTGCACAAGAAGTTAAAGATCGTAAAGACTCTGTTCAGCAAGCCAAAGATGGTTTATCACAGCAAATCATTGCAGGTGATGAAGGTGTTCTTGAAGTTGTAAATACTGTTAAACAGTCAAGTGATGAGGGAATTGCAGCGGCTCAAGAAAGTATTCGAGTTGTTGCAAATGATCTTTCATTAGTTGCTGAAAAAACGGACGGTGTGTATGCACAGCTTAACCCTCCGCTAATCGGCTCGGAATCAGATTTGATTGGTAATGATCAAGGTTTTGCTGGCACATGGTCTGTTCAATCGGCAATGATCGAAGGAGACTTGGCACTTAGTAAGCGCATTGATACAACCGTTGTTGAAGTAAATGATTTACGTGCATACGCTCAGCAAGAGGTTCAAGCGCGTATAGAGGGAGACAAAGTAACAGTTCAAAAGATTGATACGTATATCGCAAGTAATGACAGTGCTCTTGCAACTTTACGCCAATCTGCACAAATTGCAGTTGATCAGTCAGCTGCAAATGCCGAAGCGATTGATTCCATTAATCTTGAGCTTGACGATAAAGCTTCAACGGGACAATTGACGCAAGTTAAGTCAGACATTAAGAATGTAGATGACAAAGTTATTGCCCAAACTACAAGGATTGATGGAGTTTATGCGCAAATTAATCCTCCATTGATCGGGTCAGAATCTGACTTAATCGGAAATGAAGGAGGTTATGCAGGCGTATGGTCAGAGCAATCTGCTCGTATCGAAGGTGATTTGGCTCAATCTAAACGTACAGATCAAGTTTCTGCACAAATGAATGAGAGCAATGCCGTATTCAAGCGCCAGCTCGAGGCAAATTCAAGTGCAATTTCTTCAACGATTAAAGTAACGGAAACGTTAAATACAAAAGTCGGTGAGAATAGTGCGTCTATTCAAAATGTCAGTGAAAGTGTGGATGGCATCTATGCTCAGCAGTTTACTAAGTTCGATGTAAATGGCCATGTTTCTGGTCATGGATCAATGAATGATGGTACGACTTCAACTTTCATATTCAATTATGATGCAATTCAGTTTGGTACGCCTGTCGGTGTTGATGGTGTAGAACCTAAACCATTAATGACCCTGCAAAACACTCCGGTTACTTTGCCAAACGGTACTGTTATTCCGCGTGGTTTGTATGTCGACAATGGTAGTTTTGGATATATCAATGCCAATCGAATCTGGGCTGATAGCTTAAGTGCTATTAGTGCAGACTTGGGGACAATTAAAGTCAAGACTGCGAATATTGAAGATGGAGCAGTTGATACTTTAAAAATTAAAGATGAAGCTGTAACAGTTCCAATAGGTGTAAAAGCAATTGATATCAAAACTATCAATAGTTTTTCAGGAGGATCAACTGGCGGGTTGCCTAATAATGATTTTAACAACCACCTATCAGCGTGGGAAAATCATATAGGTACACTTTTACAAGTAACGTTAAATAGAAGTGGTGGAAAAGTTAGAATTGATGCTTCAGTAAATATTTGCACACCTACTTTTGGCGCTTTTAGTGTAAGTGACGGACGAGGTAATCCAATTGCCGCGAATGATAGAGCAATGGCCTCTTTCTACATTTCAATATATAGGAATGGGTCTTTAATAGGCAGGGGCTCACTAGGTGCAAACATTGAGACAGGAAATATTAATGTCAATTTCAATGGTACTGCAGTTATCGTCTCTGCTATTGATGATATTAGTACAGTGGGCAATGTCACCTATACACTTAGAGCAGGTTTTGCAAGGCAGGAGGGTGTTAATATTCCATTGAATATAAGTTCTAACAATACTTTCATGATTACTTCAAGAACATTAAGTGTAATTGAAATGAAGAAATAACAGCACCCAACCGGGTGCTTTTTTATTGCCGAAATTAGGGGGAAGGCATGACTGAAAATGAATCGTATGGGTTGAGATTCGAAAAGAAAATTGACTCTATTCAAAGTGATATTCGCATGTTGTCAGATCATGTTACTCGACTGACTTTCATTAATGAAGCACATAAGGAAACTAGCGAACAGAACAAGAAAGATATCGATACTTTAGATATTAAAGTTGCCAATTTAGAAAACCGTACAGCATCGCAAGATGGTGGAATATCTGTGCTGCGTGTATTGCTTGGCATCTTTGCGGGCATCGTATTTTCACTGTGCGCTTGGGTTGGATCTTCAATTATTCAATTAAGCCAAGACCAATCTTTAATTAAAGAGAAAGTATCACGGTTAGAGGAAGCGGGACGATGAATAGTGAAAATACTCGAGCATATCTAGCTTTTGCATTGGTGGGATTAATGTTTGTTTTAGTGATTGCTTTATTTTTTGTGGATATGCCACGTGAAAATAGCAATCTGATCAATACGGCATTGGGTTTCATTGCAGGGGCTATGACAACTGCATGCGGCTTTTATTTTGGTAGTTCTGAGTTAGAGAAAAAGAAAGGTGAATCAAATGACAACTAAACCATTCTTCGATGCTGCCCGTGTCATTGCAGGCGGGAAGCTTACACAATCCCAAGTCGATGACCTGAATAAAGTGGTCGATAAACTTGCACCAAGTGGGAAAACGACAAGTGATGTTGGCGTTGACCTAATTTCTGGTTTTGAAGGCACAAGATTCAAAGCTTATGACGATGGTGTTGGAGTCTGGACCATTGGCACTGGCACCACAGTTTATCCAAATGGCGCGAAGGTTAAGCAAGGTGACACTTGCACACCTGAGCAAGCTAAAGCTTACTTTAAACACGACTTGGCTAAATTTGAAAAAACAGTAAATGAGTCTGTGACTGTACCGCTAAATCAAAATCAATTTGATGCTTTGGTGTCATTGACTTACAACATTGGCTCAGGTGCTTTTAAGGGCTCAACATTGCTTAAGTTGCTTAATAAAGGTGACTATCAAGGCGCTGCCGATCAATTCCTAGTTTGGAATAAGGCAGGTGGCAAGGTTATGAAAGGTTTAGTTCGTCGCCGAGAAGCAGAGCGAGCACTGTTTTTAAAGAAGTAACTTATATGTGCAAACGTACTAAAGTTGCATCGATCATCACATTGCTGTGCCTCCTTTTCTCAGGTTGCACAGCTCACACTATTAATAGTAATGTGAATGTCTCGATTTGTGTAAGGGCTTTGTGATGCAAGTCATGATCATGGTTTCGGAAGCGGGCAGAATGGAGAATACTTGCAATCTACCCGCTGATTTAGAAAAGAACGGGAATGTTCTTAAAATCTATGACTACTCATTAAAAGAGTTGCCGATTAATTTAGATGGCACTGTGACTTACAATGGCAAAAGATGGACCTTTGATAAGAAGCAAAGTTTTTAGTCTTTCCAGCTATCCACAATATCAGCCCAGTCTTGCATCATTTTTCGTCTAGCCTCTAAGTGCTGCGAATGGTCGTACGATGCTTTTGTCTTGTTAGATTCAGCATGAGCAAGCTGTTTTTCTACCCAAGCTTCCTCATAGCCCTTTTCATATAGT